AGTGGAATAGAGCAGTAGGCTACGAACCTATGTGTCGGGAGTTCGAATCTCTCAAAGGACGCTTGACAAATTCGCAAGAGTTTGTTAATATATAAAACTGATAGAGGTTAAGTCCCTGTTATATCCTTATGAGATATATTACACTTAATCCATCAAATTGGAGAAGTGGTCGAGTGGTTGATGGCATCGGTCTTGAAAACCGACGAGGTGCAAGCCTCCGTGAGTTCGAATCTCACCTTCTCCGCCACGGGATGTAGCTCAGTTTGGTAGAGCACTCGCTTTGGGAGCGAGAAGTCGCAGGTTCGAATCCTGTCATCCCGACTTGGAGATTTTATTCTCCAAACCATTCCCTTATAGCTCAATTGGCAGAGCACGGAGCTGTTAACTCTGGGGTTCCTGGTTCGAGTCCAGGTGGGGGAGTTGAAAGGGTTGGAAATGTCCGATTCTTTCAAATTGAAGTATGACGCTCACGGCGATTCTTCGCCAGAGACTTACTTCTCTTATTCACTGCCCTCTAATGCAGTGAAAATCGCAGAAAGTGTCTTCTGCGGGTGATGGGCACTCATCACCTTTCGCCCTTGTAGCTCAGTTGGTAGAGCACCGCTTTTGTAAAGCGGTTGTCGCAAGTTCAAATCTTGTCGGGGGCTTGACAAATCATAATATTTGTCTTATATTTCCTCTTGTGCGAAGGAAGTGCGTTGGGAGAGCAATCTCCCACACTTGCGGAATTAATTCAGTGGTAGAATGTCAGCCTTCCAAGCTGAACGTCAGGGGTTCGAATCCCCTATTCCGCTTGCTCCATAATTCCTGGAGCGTCTAAATAAACCTTGTAGTTGTAATTCTTAACAAACTATATGAAACTCAAACAACTGATGCTCGCACCTGTTGCTCTGGGAATGGTTGCTCCTGTTGCTGCGAATGCCGCAGATCTTAATATGGCAGCAGTCAACCAATATACTTCCTCAGAACAGGTTACGAGTGTTACTCAATTCTCCGATGTCCAACCAACCGATTGGGCATATCAGGCACTTAGCAATCTTGTAGAGCAATATGGTTGCGTAGCAGGATATCCTAACGGCACTTTCCGTGGTGGTCGTGCTATGACTCGCTATGAGGCAGCAGCACTTCTGAATGCTTGCCTTGATCGTGTAACTGAAGTCACTGACGAACTCAAGCGTCTTGCTAATGAGTTTGCTGCCGAACTCGCAGTTCTCAAAGGTCGTGTAGATGGTCTGGAAGCACAAGTTACAGAACTTGAAGCAACCCAATTCTCTACCACTACCAAACTGCGTGGTGAAGCAAACTTCGTAATCGGTGGTGTTGATAAGTATCAAACCAAGAAAGGTGATGTAACTCATACTGCATTCAACTATGACCTGCGTTTGAACCTGGATACCTCATTCACTGGTAAAGATCTTCTCAAGACCCGTCTACGTTCTGCTAACTTCAGCAGCAATCCTTTCGGTTCCAGTTCATCTATCTTCAAACTGGATAAGGCAGACAACACCACTGGTGATAGTGGCAACGAAGTTGTAATCGACCGTCTGTACTATCAGTTCCCTGCTTTCAATAACAAAGCAACTCTGACTGCTGGTGCTCTGGTTCGTAACACTGAAATTGCTTGGATGCCTACCGCATATAAGTCTGGTATTCTTGACTTCTTTGCTGTTGCTGGTGCTCCTGGTGTTTATAACAAGGCAACTGGTTCTGGTTTTGGTATCCAGTATGGTAAGAAAGGTCTTGTTGCTGGTGTAAACTATGTGGCACAAAACGGTGCTGATAGTTCGACTGGTGAGTTTGATCGCTCTGGTGCTCTGAATACTTTGGCACAAGTTGGATATCGCGGTACTAACTGGGGTGCTGCTTTCGGATATCGTTATGGCACAGAAGGCACCCGTGTTCGCACCTATAATGGTCTGAATGGTGCTTCGGGCACTCTGGTTCCTGGTCAAACCTCCAATGGATATGCTCTGAACGCATATTGGCAACCAACCCAATCTGGTTGGGTTCCCTCCATCTCTGGTGGTTATGGTTGGAATACCGTGAGTGGTACTAAGAGTGCTGCTACCAACAGCCAATCCTGGTTTGCTGGTCTGACTTGGGATGATGTGTTTGTTGATGACAACTCCGCTGGTGTTGCTATTGGTCAAGCACCTACTGGTTCTAACCTTGAGAAGTCCACGATGCTTGAATTTTTCTACAAGTATCAAGTGTCTGATAACATCAGTGTCACTCCTGCTATCATCTACGGTAGTGACAACCAGCGTCTTGTTGGCAACTCCTCTAATTGGGGCGGTGTAATTCAGACAACCTTTAAGTTCTGATAATCACTACATAGTGTGAATTGGGGGGTTGACAACAACTCCCTTTTTTAGTATAATAAGAAACGAGTTAGGAGGTTTATGTCTCTTATTTCCCAAAAAGATAGAAAACTTGCTGTTGAAGCACTTGATTTTTATCTCTTCAATAAACAATTTGATTTTACTGAAGAGAAAAAAATGGAAATCAATGCTCTAATTAATTGGATTAAACTAGAGCAATCGAAGAATGAAAATTAATTTGTGGTATTGTAAGGATATGAATCAGTGGCGTTGGACTCTCACTGATAGTTCAAGACCGATTCGTAAGCAAGAATCGGGTCAAAGAGAAAATCTTCGTGATGCTATGAATGATGTAGCAAATACGGTAGAATACCTTTTAAGTCAATCTTGACTTTTTAGGGCGAATAACTCAGTGGTAGAGTTCCTCGTTTACACCGAGGCAGTCGGGGGTTCGAATCCCTCTTCGCCCATATAAATAAAAAAAATTGAAGAAGTATAACTGATTATACAGATGGAAAACATTAGAATAAGATGCCGCTCCTGTGGAAAGGAGATAGAGGGGCATCAAAATAAAACGGTGACTTGTGGTTGTCATAATATGGCAACTATTCGTGGTGATAAGATATCTGCAAATGATCTATCACAAGTTGTTATGTTAAATTCATATAATATTAAATCTAAAAATAATGTTTTGACTAACGAAGACATTATGTGGCAAGAAGCACGTCGTCAGAGAAAAGTAAGACGATTGGATTTTGAAATAAGATAATTTGTAACAAATTTTATATTTTTTTAATCTATATTTTTGTATCAACACAAACTTGACACAGTAGAATTACTCACTAGCATAACTAGTAGTATTCAACCTAAAACCTATGGATCAACACACCTACGATAATTGGGTGAAGATCAAGGAAACTTTCGAAGCTTCTGGAAATCTAAACAATATGTTTTATAAAAGAGCAGTTGAAATTGTAAAGACCCGAAGAGACCCTTTAGCAAAGTTTCTTGGAGATGAAAAATGATTCATGAAAATGATGAGTTTGTGAGTAGGTATGAAGTTCAGGAGATGATTGATGCTGCTATACGAAGGCACAATCGGAATGCTTCCATTATTTCTATGTGCGTTGGTTGGGTTGTTCTTGCTTTATTTGCTGAGGGACTTTTAAGACTTGTAGGTGTTATTCCTCCCATATTCCCATGGTTAGACATTACCCTGAAATAATAGGAATTATTTTCCTTTTAGTATTTGCTGGTACTATGTTTTATCAGGGAAATTGTATCATGAAAGGTCAAAGAGGATATTCACTCAGAGACTATATGAAACAAGAAAGTTCCAGTATGCGTAAAAGACTAGAAGAACTTTTAAAGGACAAATGATAAGTTTAACAGAAGAAGATTTGCAAGAATTGCAAGAAATAGTTTTGAAACAAAAAATGATTGAATTATTTGAAGAGCCATCTACTTATGAGGACGATGATTACGACGACGGACTGGTTATTATTCATTGAGTTTGCTTCACATATGCTTTATATGTTTATAGCATTTATGTGTGGAGTTATTATCGGATACATAGTCGGATTTAGAAACGGAGGAATGTAATGAAAACTTCCATATCTGCCATTTTACTTTTTTCGGCAATTGCTCTATTCATAAACTGGGGACTTCACAATGCCTACCCACAGTAAGAAATATCATTTTGCTATGTCATCGTTTGTGAGAATACACGGGCACTCAATCATAAACAATCACGATATCAGGCAGTTTTGTTTAGAGTGGTCTGAGTGGGGTGTAGATGCCCCTCTGAGCGGTCTTGATGAGGTAGACCAATACTTTTACTTTGAATACAAGAATTGGAGAGGAAGATGATTTTTCATATTGTAGAGACACTCGCAGCAAGTCCAATATGGTTGGGTCTCTGTGGATTTGGCATTATTGTCGTTCCTATTCTTGGAATTATGGTTATACATAGTAAAAAAAGTATATGAAAGGTGAGTGGTGCTATTTTAAATCGTATTTTTCTCCAGATTATTGCCAATCAATTATAGAAAGGTCTAAAAATCTTCAATTTCAAGATCCAAATCTTGGAGAAGATGGATCTACAAGTAATGAAGGGTATCGAAAAAGTAAAATTGCTTGGATTTATTCAGATATTTTTCCTGAACTTTATAATGCCTTATGGGAAATGGAAAAAATAGCAAACGAAGAATGGTTTGGATTTGATATTGATAATTTAGATTATATTCAATTAGCAGAATATGATGGAAGTTATAATGGTTGTTATGGAAAACATCAAGATGTATTTTGGATTAATAATTCGCCAAGACATAGAAAATTAAGTGCTGTAGTTCAATTGACTGATCCATCTGAATATGAGGGTGGAGACTTGAGATTATTTGGTTGTTTGCAGTATCCAGATCCTATTGAAATTAAACAACAGGGAACAGTAATATTCTTCCCTTCTTTCACATATCATCAAGCAGATTCTGTTTCAAGTGGAATACGGCACAGTCTAGCTGCTTGGTTTGAAGGTCCAAAATGGAGATAAATATGGCAAAGTTGTCCACTTTAAAAACTGGACCACTTGACATAGACACTCAAAACCCTTATAATATTTGAGTAAATAGCACAAAACAATGTCTCTGATTACAAAATTCAAGAAAGATGTTAGCACTCTTCGTCTTGCTGCTAACGGGGAAATCTACCTTGATGTAAAGAATCCGAAACTTTATAAAAAGGTCCGTCGCTTTTATGAAAATGAAGGTGTCGTATTTTCTGGTGACCCCCTTGACGATTATGAAATGTTGATTGATTATATCGCACAAGATCTTGAAGCGGTTGAGGTTGCCTGATGAAAGTTGTCAGGAAACCCACTGTGCTTCTTGAGCGTTTTCCTTATCGATACGTTCAAGTTGGTATTCTTGAAATTAATAGCAAACCTGATTATCGTATCCAAAAAGTAGATTCCTACACTGGTCGATATAGGGATATGTATCTTCTAGATAATGAAATGCAACTTATGACTGCTATGGAGGATCATGACTACACCTGCTGGTTAGATCCTGATAGAGTCCCTGCTTATGTAAAAGATGATGACGAAGACACG